GCGATGGCCGGCTGTATTCCTTCTGGTTCGCGCCGGGCAAGTCGTCGACGCCGATCACGTCCAGCTGGCAGTGATCGGAGACCCAGGATTCATTGCCGGCCAGCGTCGTCCAGTCGCGAAGCAAGTGTGCCTCGCAACGATCGCGGTGCATCTTCTCGCCTTGCCGACGGCGAAGCTGCTCTGCCGGCGGGACGCGTTGATCGAGGCGCCTCTTGAGGGTGTCGATCGACGGGACTCGCCAGCCATGCTGCGCGGCAGCCTCCAGTGTCTTTTCGTAGCAGGTGCTCGCCTGACGCTGATCCTGCGTGAGGTAGGCGGTCGCGAAAAACGAGAGCGCCTCTTCGTCGCACTCGGCGGCAACGCCGCCGCCAACGACGGCCCGGCCGTCGGCGAGCGATGAGAGACGGCGCCCGCCCGCGAGGTATTCTTTTTTGTGCCGGTAGTAGCTCCGGATCGATGGGACATCCCTGTCGAAGAGGCGCTTGCCATCGAGGAACGCCGCGACCACGTCGCTTTCCCGGCGACCGTCGTTAATGTTGTTTTCACGGCGGGTTCGAAGGTGGTTCTCGACCTCTTCGAGGAGGGATGCGAGCTTCGCCGCCTTTTTGGATTGGGATTCCGTGAGCGTGTGGATCTCCCCGTGCTCGGCCGATTCAGCCTCCTGCCGCGCCCGGTATTCCTGTGGGCAAGTCGGGGCGGAGAGATCGATCTGCAGAATTTTGGGTCCGCCCTTGGGATTGTCCGCGAAGCGGTGGCACCGCGCCAGATCCCCGTGCTTGCAGGCCCAGATGATCGTGCGCCTGGATTTGCCGGTGCGCTCCGAAAGCTGCGCGACCGTTACCCAATCCCCGCCCCTGGGAAATTGAATGGATGTAATGGCGCTCATACGCGTTGTCTCTCCCTCTTGAGGCGTTCCATGCCCTGGCGGTTGGGAATGTCCATGCCGTGGAATCGCAGGCCGGAGACGGTGAAGTCGAACTTCACGGTCTGGCCGTCCATGAGCTTTTGAAGCTTGACGGAGTGCTCGGGGATTCCTTGCATCGCGGCGGCCGCGTCGAACATGCTGTCACGCGCGGCGACGTGCCGGCCGGTCTGCGCATCCTCAATGATGATGAGTCGATCGACTTTCATATCTCTCGCTGCTCAAAAGCGGTGAAGGAAATCATGGAAACAACGACCGCCGCCGCGCAGAGCGTGATCGTGACCGGGTTGGGCGCGAATGCGACCGCGAATCCGGCAAACGCCGATATCCCGAAATGGACAGTCCACCGCATCCATAACCCGAACCGATGAATTTTTGGCGGAACCTTGTTGTCGGGAAGAAACATCACCGCCTCCTGGCGTAAAAAGTTTGGGCCGCGCGGGACGGGCCCGGTTGACTGCCCGTTTGATTTTCAGCCGCTTGGAGAACGCTGTTGGCGTTCCGAAGGGAGATACGCTATCGCCCGCGCGGCCCTTGGCTGACGTTCAATCAGTGCTGCAGGACGCCCGCAGCCTGGGGGTACTTTTTCAGGAAACGCGCGATGGCGCTTGGATCGCGCAGAAGACCGACGCCTCCGGTCACTTCCTTGATCTGGCTCCCATCCGCGTTGCAGGTAGCCTGGAACACGACCAGGTGATCGCAGTGATCGCAATGGAGCGTGCCGTGCGTGGTGAAGGAGGCGAGCTTCACGTTGTAGGAAGGGTGAAGGGCGCCCTGGCTGAGCAGATCGGCTCGCGGCTGGAAGAGACAGGCCGCATCGCAACCTCGGATAAGGCCGCGATCGTCGAACAGGCCAAGACGCACCCTGACATCGTGCTGACCGCATTTAAGTCGGTGAAGGTCGGAGCGTCGGTTCCGATCGGCACGTTTGGCATCAAGCAGGGAGCCGGCGATGGCAGCGCGATCAACGTCGCCGCGCCGGCGCCGCGCTCGCCGCATGACAACATCAGCGCGAGCAAGGCGTTTCGCGACCTTCCCAAGGCCGAGCAGGACCTGCACCTGCAGGCCGTTCAGTATGCCGACAAATACAAATGCAGCTACATCGAGGCGCGAAAGGCCGTCGAGTCGGCCAAGACTGTCTGATCCGGCAAGAAGCGAAGACGTTAACCAAGAGCGTTCTCAACAATTGACCACAACAGCCAACTGAAAGGATTTGGCTTATGAGCACTCAAGATCATGATCCGGGCCGCAAAGTCACCCGCAAGGTGAACGGCCCGGTCACCACGCCCAACCGCTTTGTCGAGCAGACCGGAACCGCCAACCAGGTCCAGGTCGTCGGCACGCAGAACGACCCGGTCTATGGGGTGATCGAAACGACCACCCGCAATGACCAGGATTATGCGTCGATCACCATCGACGGCATCGCCTGGGTCGAGTCCGGCGCCGCTGTGAGCGACGGCGACGACGTGATCTCCGACAACCAGGGACGCGCCATCACCGACCCGGCCACCGGCGCCGTCACGGCCTGCGTCGCCGGCAAGGCGCTGGGCGCCGCTTCCGGCGCCGGCCAGGTGATCGGCGTCCTTCTAGGGCGCTACAAGATCAAGCGGTAACGCGTCGTCAGTAGTAAGCAAGGAGCAAGGATGCTCCAGCCAGTGCCTTTTTTTTCTTTGACAACCCTACTTGAAATGGAGTTCAAGCCATGCCTTTAACCGGACAATTTAACGTCCAACAGGTGTTGCCCGATCCGATCATGAGCAACATCGCCATCGCCCGCATGCAGGAGGGCGACTTCATCGCGGACATCATCTCGCCCGTGGTGGGCGTCGCTGCCGACTACGGTCGCTTCGCCCAGTTTGGGTCGGAGGCGATCGCGCAGAATCTCAACACCAAGCGCGCCGCCGGAAGCTCCGCCATGTCGGTGAGCTTCAGCCGGACCTATGGCACCTTCACCTGCACGGAAGACGCCGCCAAGACTGACCTGCACGAGGAAGATTTTCAGGGCCAGGACCCGGCGACGGTCCGCGAACAGGGAATCGACCTCACGACGATGCAGGTCAAAATCGCCATCGAGACCCGCGTTCAAGCGCTCACTGTGGCGATCGCGAACACCGCGACGGTGACCACGAAATGGGACGCCGCCTCCCCCACCATCATGAAGGATTGGCTGGCCGCGCGGGAAGCGTTCCGCCACCAGTACGGCGTCTATCCCAATGCCGCGATCATCACGCCGACCATCGCCAATATCATGAGCACTGACACCGACATCCGGGATTACGTCAAATACACCAAACCCGATCTGCTCGTGGCTGGCGTCCTGCCACCGGCGATGCGTGGCGTGCGGATCATCGTTCCGACCGCCAACATCCGCACATCGCTGGCATCGGCGGCGCTGACCGACATCTGGGACAATGGCGAGAAGAACGTCACGTTCCTCTACATCCCGCCCGGCGCCACCTACAACGCCGCGACGAACCAGTCCAACATCACCGCGACGCAGACGCTCGCCTGGGCGCTGCAGATCAAGCAGCTGGGCGAGGAAATCCTCAAGGCTGGCCAGAAAGACCTGCAGGACCTCTCGACGAAATCCGCCGAGCTGGCGGCGTCCTTTGCCTCGTCCGAAAAGGCGTCGGAGCTGATGGCCCAGAAAGTCAGCGATGCCGCCGAAGCGGCTCGCGAGGCTGGTATTCTGTCTGAGCAGGCCGGCACACAGGTGAAGTCCTTCGGCGATCGCGCAGACGAGGCGGCAAAATCGCTTCGCAGTGCGTTCGGACGCGGTTCGACGTTCAACCTGCTCATCGCCGGCACGGCTGTCGCCGGCCTTCGCATCCTGGGCTCGGAGCTCAACCGGGTGGGTGGCGAAGTCGCCAAGGCGGCTGATGATTTCCGCGACGGGAAAATTTCAGGAGGCGATTTCGCCGACCAGGTGTTGCGCTCGATACCCCTGCTGGGCGAGTTTTACTCCGCGGGTGCCAACTTCACCGAGGCGATCACCGGGATCGGCCACGCGGAAAAGGAAGCCGAAGCGCAGACGGCCGCATTGAACAAAGAGCTTAACGAGCAGGCCAAGGGCCTCTTCACGATCCAAAAACAGGCGGACGATGCGGCGGCGGCCATCCGCAAGATTCGGGACGCGGCGGCCGCCAAGGACGCCGCGCAAGAGGGAGGCGTTAATCGCCGGGGACTGGGCGCAATTTTCAACAGCGGCGCCCAATCCAACGAGGAAATCGACAAACAGCTTGAGGGCAATCAAAAGCAGATCGACGCCCTGCAGGCGCGGATCGTCAGCTACAATAAGCTCCTCGAAAACGGCATCGCCTCGTCGAAAAACATCGACCCGGACCTGGGCCTGAATACGCTCACTAAGCTGCAGGACGAAAGGGAAAGACTTCTACGCGAGGCGAACCAGGCAGCTTCTGCAATCGACCAGGCCAACTCGGATCAGCGCGCGGACATCGAGATGGAAGCGGCGCGAAAGGCCGTAGCAGGTTATTTAAAGGCCTGGGAGGATGGCTATGCGGAGCTGGTGAAGCTCGACAAGTCGGCCATCGAGGCGGCGGGGAAGCGGTGGGATGAACATGTTGCGGCACTAAGGAAGGAGGCCTCCCAGCTCGAGGATTCGCTGCGCACGCCGGCCGAGAAGTTCCAGGCGACGCTGGCGGAGCTCGCTGCGCTTAAGCAGGTTGGTGTGCTCGACCCGGAAACAGAAAAGCGAGCAACGGAGAAGGCAACCGCGGATTTCGACAAGGCACAATCGGAGAGAGTTGCAGCTGCAGACGCGGCAACCGTGGCGATCGCGGAAGGGGCGGAGAAAGCTCGGGCGCAGGCGAAAGCAGATTACGACCGGGATGTCGCTGCATTCAAGCAGATGCTGGACGGCAAGGCGATCGCCCAGACGCAGTTCGACCAGCTCGAAATTCAGCGTGAACAAAAGCTTCAGCAGGACCTAGCGCTCATTTACCTCCAAGAGCAATCCAGAAAACAAATTGAGCAGGACAAATTTAACGCGGACCTTGCGACTGGCCGGGCAAAGGTGCTGGCGGAAGCTCAATTGCAATATGACCAGGATGTAGCGAGCTTCAAAGAGGCGCAGTTACGTAAAGCATCTCCACCGCCTTCGTCGAATGCCCTGATTCCCGGCAACATCGACTTGTACAATAGGCCGATCGCAAAAAATGATGACGGATCGATCAGCACTGTGCGATCGATAACGGTGGAAGTGGGCGATGGCAAATTTCTGCTCCTCCCCACCGTGAGTGACGATGGACGTGTGCTCTCGAATGTTGATGCCATTAAGCAATATCAAAAGAGCGGAAAACACCTTGGACTCTTTTCATCCGAAGAACAAGCCGACGCATATGGCGAATCGCTTCATGATTCCCAAGCCCAGCAATATCTCCCTGTGGCCCAATTCATGGCACAGGCTGCAGCAAAGCTCGAGGAGACGATTCGGCAATTTGACATCGCTCGTTCGCAGGCACAGGGGGCGGCGGACGTAACCATCGCCAATGCAAACCACGATAAGGTCGGCAGCGCCATCGGAACCCTGAATCTTGACCAATCCGCGGCGCAGGAACAGGCGCGGCAGCAATACAACCAAGGGCTCCTCGACTGGACGAAATACCAGCAGGAGCTGACGGCCATCGACCAGCAATTCACCGAGAAGCGCAAGGCCGTCGACGGGAACTTCTTCGAAGGCTTTAAGATTGGCCTTCAAAACACCGTTGACCAAGCCAAAACGATCTCACAGATCGGGCAACAAGTCGGACAGGACCTTGCCAACGGCATCGCGGGTGCCCTGGGGGACATCGCCACCGGAACCAAAGGCGTCTCTCAGGCCTTCAAGGAAATGGCCGCCAGCATCATCCAGGACATCATCCGGATGACGATCCAATTCGAGGTGTCGAGCATTTTCCAGGCCTTCCTGGGAGGTTTTGGCGCGCTGACGCCTTCAGGCTCGCCATTGGGCCACGTCGCGATCGCACCACGCAACGCCGGCGGCCTGATCGGCTATGCGCTGGGCGGCATGGTTGGCAGCGGCCCGTGGGGACCCAACAAAGACACGGTGCCGGCGGCGCTGACGCTGGGCGAATTTGTGGTCAATCGCGAGGCCGTCTCCAGGCCTGGAATGCTCGGCCTGCTTGACAACATCAACCGCGGGGGCGCGGCGCGCGTGCAAACCACGCAATTCGCCAGAGCACCTTTGGCGCCCGCGCCCACCCAGACCAATGGCGCTGCCGGCGGCGGCGCTGTGATCGCCGCGGTCGTGGCGAGCGACGCGCAAATGCGTGGCCTGCTCAGTGGCGGTCGAAATGCCACACTCGACTTCTTCCAGGCAAACGCCCAGGCCATTCGATCACGGCTGGGGGTTTGAATGGCTGTCACCGCATCGGCACTCATCGATCCTGAAACACAGGCCACCAAGAGCCAGCTGTGGCGGCCGCCGGCGCTCTTCCTCCACGACTGGAGCACCAACCTGGTCGTGCGGACCAGCTATGCGACGGCGATCGCTGTCGCCAATACAGCCGGGGCCGTTCGCACGGGGCTCAACCCCAAACCAACACGCTCGATGGATGTGGTGTTTCTGGCGATGGATCAGAACGAAACGGCACTCCTCCGGAGCCTGCTGCAGCGGATGAACCAGGCACGCACGCCCGTGCCGTTATTTTGCGACCAGACGCCGTTGACGGCTTCGGCTACCTCTGGCGCAACGACCGTTGCCTGCGACACAACCAACCGGCATTTCTTCGTCGGGGCGATCGCCGCGGTCTGGCCGGCTGCCGCAGCATCGATGGCATCAACGTTCGATCTTCTCACCATCAGCGCGATCACCGGAACAGGCCTGACGTTCTCGGGCGCACTCACCAATAACTACACGTCGGGCGCCATGATCGCACCGGTAATGGAAGCGGACCTCGTGCCGCAGGCTTCGGCGGTGTATGCGACCGACCAGCAGATGAATGCCCAGCTCACGTTCCGTGAGACTGTCGGGCCGGGCTCACTTGATCCGCTGACGGCCGTTGGATCGACGCCGACGGGCGTCTCAACCTACCTGACCTATCCGATCCTTGCCTCGGCGCTGGGCAACGCCGGCGGCCACTTTGCCGGCAATAGCCAGGGCGGAGCGCTCCGCGCAAACGAGACCAGCCAGGTCGGGCTCTTCAATTACACCGAAGTGCATGGACGCCAGCAGGCGGCGCAGACGCTTGAAGCGATGCAGCTCGATCGAGCGAGCGCCATTCTTCTGAAGCGATTCTTCGATTCCCGCGGCGGCCAGCAAAAACCGTTCATCGTCCAGGATATGACGACGGACTTTTCCCTGGCGTCGGCTGTTGCGGGCGGCGACACGGTCGTGCATCTATCGGCCGTGGCTCCGCAGCTGGACTGGACGTGGCGCACGCATCTGGCCCTGGTGTGTGCTGAGGGCAGCATCGTTATCCGCGGAATAGCCGGTTTGGCTCGCGCAGCCGGCATCGACACCGTCACGCTCTCGAGCGCGTTGCCGGCGCTGCCGGCGACGGCGATCGGTGCGACGGCCGCTTTCCTGGGACGCTTCGCTTCCGACGAGTTGGCGGAGACCTGGATCACCGACTCAACGCTCAATGTCCAGATGCCGCTGGTAGAGGTGATCGACGAGACCTCGCCGGCGCTCGCACACATGCCCGCGTTCCCCGTGGGCGGGTCGCTTCGTGCATCGATGATCGGAGGGGGCGTCCTGACCGACTACGGCGTGATCACGCCACCCTATAACCATCTTGGATCGGCGTTTTGGGCCGGAGGCGCTTCACTGCCGGCGGGAACTTATCGCGTGACGTATGAAAGCGGGATGGTCCACTGGTACACCGCTCCTCCCTTCGGCTCGGCGGATGCGTGGTCGATCAACTGGCCATTCGGCTCTGGCGACGGCGCCGGCTATCAACTCTTTTCGAATGGTGGTGGTGTTTCGGCAGGGACTCCACCGGGATATGCCCCGGGCGCTACCGGCGGCTTTGTCAGCGAGAGCGCGGCAGCCGCAGCGGCCTTCAGTCCAACCCTCACCTTCACCCACGGCGGTGGGCCGATCGATATTGCGATCACCGGACATACCACAGGGCTAAACGTGCTCGGCACACTTGGGGCTCCAACCTGGAGGCTTCAGAGATTGTCATGAGCGACATTGACGCACAACCCGAGGTGAGCCTGGTTACGCTGATCACGTTCAGCTATGGCGATAGTTTTGGAACCAAGACCAGGTACACCAGCTGCACCAACCCGGTGGTCGCCGGCGACGGGACTTTCCAACCGGAGCCGTCGATGGAAGTAACGATGAACGCCCAGACCGGTAGCGCTCAGGATGTGCCGGTTCAAGTGCGCATGGTGATGCGGGCGCCTCTGGACACGCTCACCAGCCAGCGCTGCCATTCGCCGGTGCGCGTCGTGCTTGAAGAGACTGATCCGGGCGATTTGACGACCCGTCGAAAGCTCTTCGCAGGGGTGATTAAAACCAGCGACTTAAATCCTGATGGCAAGAGCGGAATCGTGCAGTTCGAAATCGCCGGCTGGCGGTTTGCCCTGCAGATGTCCGGCAATACCTGGCTCGCCGATACGACGTGCAACAACACGCTGGGCGACGGCGTGTGCAGGTTCGATCTCACAACAGTGCAGGAGACTGGGACCGTGAGCGCCATCAATGGCACGCTCGTTACCCTGACGGGCCTGACGACCACCGCCGTTGATGGCTATTGGCGATGGGGATACCTGGCTTATGACGGCCTGCAGATCCTCGTGCGCGACTATTCGACCGGCAGCCAGCTCACGCTGATGAAGCCGCCGCCGGCGTCGTGGATAGGACAGGTGGTGAAGGCGACACCCGGATGCGACAAGCGTCTGGCTACCTGCCGCGCCAAGTTCAACAACGAGGCTCGCTTCACCGGCTTTGGCCTGGTCATCCCGGCCTACAACCCTTTGCTGGAGTCGACGTAAATGTGGCAGACGCATTTGCAGCAGTCGCTTGAACGCTGGCGCGGCACGCCGTGGGTTGCCGGCCAGCAGCTCCGCGGGCCCCGAGGAGGCGTTGACTGCGTCCGCTTCGTTGTGGGCGTGTTGGATGAGCTCTTCCGCCTGGATCTCCCGAATATCCCGCGGCTTCCCCAGGACATGAGCCTGCATGACCGTGAAGGCGCCATGCGGGTGGCCCGGGCGATCGAGGAACGGTATCCGCACACGCTGATTGAAAGCGTTTTTGAAATTGAACCGGGCGATGTGATCGTGCTCAGAACCGGCGCGGGCGCGGGACCCGGGCACGTCCTCATCGCCGGCAGCAATCCCAAGCAGCTCTGGCATGCATCGGAGCGCGTCGGCGTGACCACCACATCTCTGGCAATGTTTGGCCCGCGGTTCCAGGTGGTCCGTATATGGCGGCCGGAGGGGAAAGATAAATGGTGATGACACTCGCGAGTGTTGATCCGATCACGCTGACGGTTGGGCTGCTCTTGAGCGCGGCAGTCACCGCCGGCGGTAGCCTTCTCCTTGGCGCCTTGAACCGGCCCAAGAGCCCGGTCGCAGACAATACGCCGCCTGTGCTCACAGATCGCGGATCTCCATTGCCGATGCTGATCGGGCGTCGCAGGCTAAAGGGTTTTTTGTGCTGGGCTGGCGATCGCCAGCTGGTAAAGAGCGGCGGCGGCGGAAAGGGACTGCTGGGCGCCGCAGGCGGCAGCCAGAGCTATTTCGAGCGCGGGTGGCATGTGCTGTGCGTCGGGCCTGCGTCGGCGCTCTACGGCATCTATGAAAACGGCACGAAGATCTGGCCGACGACCGCAAGCGCCACGGGACCCATCACGCCCACCGATACACCTTCAGGATCGCACATCAAAACCAAGCGCGGCGACGCCTACATTTATTGGGGCGACGTGACGCAGCCGGTTGACCCTGTTTTGTCTGTGCGATTGGGAACCGTCTCTCAATGGCCCTGCATCTGCTACGTTTTCTGGAACCGCAAGAATCTGGGAGCCCAGCAGACCTGGCCGGTCATTGAATACGATCTGGCGGTCCAGGTGATGGACCAGGTCCTTTCGGATTCGCTTCCCTGGCTCGGTGAGCTCACAGGCCCGACGACCGGCAACACCGTCACCTTCACCTCCCCGATCACTCTGGACACGGCCGCGTATTCGCTGGGCGCCGTGGGCATCGTCAACCAGGTGGTGAGGATCGGTACGCGCGTCAAGAAGCTGGGCACCGATTACACGCTGGATGCCGGCCTTGGCCAGATGTACTTTTTGTCTTCAGGCACCATCAAATCGACCGACAACGTGACCGTGAAATTCGATACCCAGGGTGACGGCCGTGACGGGCCTAATCCCGCGCATGTGCTTTGGCAGGTGCTGACGGCGCCGGCGCCCTATGGATTCGCCATCGATCCGGCGTTCATGGATGGTACGGCATTCGAAACGCTCGGGACGTTGAGTGAGACTGAGCACCAGGCGTGCCACCTTCTTGCCACCGGCGGCATCAGTGGAACGGACCTGGTCGGCCAGATCATGACGGATCTGAGCATGGTCATTCCGCAGGTCGGCGACGTGCTCTCGCCATTTGCCATCAGGGCTGTCGATCCCTCGACTATTCCGGTAATCACCGACAGCATGCTCGCGCTCCCGGCGCCGCCGCAGCGGGAGCAGACCCATGAAGGGATTCTCCCTGACAGGCTCGTCTTCACAATCCCTGACCGATCCAACAATTACCGCGACATGGACATCGTCATTGATGACGACAGCCAATCCTCTCTGCGTGATCGCTCCAAGCAGACGCAGATTTCAATTCCCACGGTCACAGATCGCGCGACCGGATCGGTTGTGGCCCAGCGTCGCGCCCAGGAGCTGCTGACCAACACCGAGAAATACACTTTTCCCGTTACGAGAGCTGCGAGGAATCTCTGGGCCGGCCAGCCGTTCATTTATGCGCCCTATGGCGTGCTCAGGGTCGTGACCGTTGAAAAGAACGTTGGGGATCGCACGGCGCGAATCGAGGCCGCGATCGATCAATACAGCGGCACGCCTGGCAGCTATACGCCAGGGGATGTGAACAACGTCTTTGTGCAGGGCCAGTCAACGACTGCCCAGCCAGATCTGGCGGCCGCGGTTCAGGAGCTCCCAGAGGCGCTCTCCCAGGGCAAAGCCATCGGAGTGCTTCGAATTCGTGACGATGAGGATGTCACGGGCGGAGCGGTTTGGGTTTCCCGTGACAATATCACATACACCCAGGCCGGTTCGCAGGACGTGGCCTGCGCTGGCGGAACTTTGACGGCTGCGATGCCGGCAGTCCCTTACCTTATCGATCAGGGCTACCTGTTTTCCCCTCTGAATGACGACATTCAGAACGTTGCGGATCTCTCAGGAAACGACGCGGCCTGGCAGTCAGGCTCACAGCTCGCCGTCATAGATGATGAAATCATGTTCCTCCGGAACGTCACGGCCGTTGGATCATCCTGGCGGCTCGATGGGCTGATGCGAGGCCGTTACGACACTGATCCGGCGACACATTCGGCAGGCGCGATGGTGTATATCATCAGCGCCTCGGATCTGGAGCCCGTTGCGACCCCGCTGATGCAATCAGGGGTGATGTTGTATGTGAAGATCCAGCCGACCACGTCGACGGACGAAGTTGACATCTCCACGATCACGCCGCTGACGCTGACAATCGGATCTCCGCGGGCATTGCGGCCGCTTCCTCCAGACAACTTCCTTGCCAATCGAATCAACGCCTATTCCGCGGGCGCTGACGTGATCTTCACCTGGAACTACCGGGTGAAGGATGGCAGCGGCCGTGCCGCTGATGAGGTCCCTGCAGGTGTTGCGATCGGAAGCGGAACGCCCACGCATGAAGGGGTCTTTCAAATCCAGATTTTCGATATTGGCATGACTCTCAAACGCACGTTGACGGTGAACGATGACACCGGCACGACCACTTATTCGCATGCGAACCTGATTGCTGATTTTGGCTCTGAGCCGGCGTCGTTTGTCGCGCAGCTCGCCAATGTGTCAGGTGCGTATCAATCGACGGTTCGAACCATCACCATCGTCAAGGAGTAGCAAGGAATGACTCGGCCAACGCTTACCGTTCCCACCATCACACCTCAGATGGCTGGCTGGGATGCGACGATCAATACCGCGATTAGTGCCCTGCAGACGTTCGTATCGGGCCAGCCTTATGCCCTTCCGCTCTACACCGTCGCTTCAGGTGCCGGCCAATTACCCGCAGCTGCGAGCTATCAGTATTGCCTCGCCGTCGTGTCGGATGCGACCTCTGGTAAGGGCCCGGTCGTCGTCTCAGATGGGACCAATTGGCGGTATGTGTCGGATAACTCCGTCGCACTTTGAAAAAAAATTGTTCCCCTTGGAACGCCCTTCGAAACCCGTTCCAAGTCGGGTTTTACATCTGAATAAAACACCGCCCGAGCGATTCATTCAGTCTTGCGAATCGCGAAGCTTTATGAGGCTGCGGTTGAGAAAAAAGCGTGGCAGACCGTCACGCTTATAGTGCGCGCCGAGTTCCAGTGCCAACTATTGCGGCTCACTGCCAGCTTTCCTGCGGGACTGTAACCCGCAAAATGAAAAAAGTTCTTGACGCGGCACCATCAGGCAGTATCCTAACATAATGCGAACGGAGACGACCCAATCGTGAATGCCCGTCTGGCCAAGCTTCTGGAAAACCCCCGCCTGCGGTTGCGGACCGCCGATCATCTGTCGGCTTGGCCGGTGCGGGTTTCCGGGCAATTCCCGATCGCGGCAGGAGAGGTGCATGAGTGGTTCCTGAGTGGGGAATATCCGGCACGGGAGGACTGGTACCCGCCGGTGACGGTGATGGCGGGAGTGGCGAAAAAGGCTCTGGAGAATGAAGGTCGCTGTGGGGAAGGGCGTGGGGGGCGGAAAGTGGTGTGGATCGGAAGGCGGTGCTGGCCGGCGTTTCAGTTGCTCAAGGGGTTGGCAGGGGCGAACTTGAGGGGAGGGGCGGGATGGCTTTCTCAGGGGCTCTTTCTGGATCCGGCGACGGCTTCGGAACGGTACTGGGCGATTGGCGAGGCGCTGGCTTGCCGGGGGGTCGGGGCGGTGATTGCAGATGGGAGCGGGATCAATGCGGTGGTGAGCCGGCGGCTGCAACTGGCGGCGGAGGCGGGAAAAGTGCTGGGGCTGATTGCCCGGCCGCCGTGGGAGATGGGGATGGCGAGTCATGCGGCGGGTCGGTGGGAGGTGCGGTCGCGGGAAACGCGGCCCGGAAAAATGGGATGGGTCATAAAACTGGCGAGTCCCGATGGTTCGGGACAGCGGGGGCAGGATGCTCCCTCGGACTGGACTCTGGAGTGGACGTACCAGGTGTTCCGTGGGACAGGTGCTCTCGATTTATCTCCCCTGGTGGGACACGGAGTTGCAGGCACGCCGGGCTGGCGGGAAAGGGCAGGGTAAGGATCAGGAGGGGGAGCGCAGGCACGCTCCTTCCCGATCCAAACCCCTGCTCCTTTTTTCCGCCAAGGCCCGGCAGGAGATCGTGGTGCGGTGCTGCCCGATCGCCCAGTCGGCCGGCGTGGTTCCGGGGATGACCCTTTCGGAAGGGCGGGCGATCTGCCCGGAGGCCCAGGCGGAAAAATTTGATCCGTTCAAAAGCCGGCAGGCCATGGGTCTGCTGGCCAAGTGGGCGCTGCGGTTTTCGCCGGTGGTGGCGGTGGATCCGACACCCGCGGGGCGGCATCCGGATGATCTGCCGGACGGCTTGCTCCTGGATATCACCGGCACGGCACATCTGTTCGGCGGAGAAGCGCTTTTCATGACGGAGATTGCGCAGCGTCTCAAGCGGCTGGGATTTGGGGCGCGGATGGCGATCGGGCCGACGATTGGGGCGGCGTGGGCATTGGCGCGATTTGGGAGGCATCCGGCGGCGAAGGTGGATGAGGGGCAGGTGCCAGAGGCTTTGGCCCCCCTGCCGGTGGCGGCGCTGCGACTCACGCAACATGTGGCGGCGGGGTTGCAGGAAGTGGGCGTGGAGAAAGTGCAGGAACTTTTGCGGCTGCCGCGCGGGAGCGTGCTGGTGCGCTTTGGGGAGGAGGTGCTGCTGCGGATGGATCAGGCGTTTGGGCGGGCGAATGAATTGCTCGAGCCACTGCGGCTGTGCGAGCCGATCACGGTGCGGCGGTTTTTTGACGGGCAGACATCGCAATTGGAAGCGGTGATGCTGGCGGCGAAGGAATTGCTTACGGAGTTGTGCGCGAAGCTGCTGGAAAAAGAGAGCGGGGTGCGCGGCATGAAGCTGGAGTGGGCGCGGATCAATTCGCCCGCGATTTCACGGGAATTTGTTTTGAGCCGGCCTAACCGGGATGTGAAACATTTGTATGGGCTGATGCATCCGAAGATGGAGACGATGCACATGGGATATGGCGTGGAGGGGATCACACTGAGTGCGTATTGGTCGGAGAGAATTCCGCACACGCAGACCGGGGCGTGGGAGCAGACCGAGTGGGAGAATGAGCATGATGAGGCGTACAACGGGTTTTTGGACACGTTGGTGAATCGCTGGGGCAACGGGCGGGTGCTCGTGGCGCATCCGGCGGCGTCGCATGTGCCGGAGGCGGCGCGGCGGTTTGTGCCGGTGGGCGGGGCGGCGGAAGCGGACAGGCCAGCGGAGATGGTCTGCATAGATCGGCCGGCGCTCTTGTTTGAGCGACCGGAGCAGGCGGAGGGGATGGCGCTTTCGCCGGATCGCCCGCCGGCGTGGATTCGCTGGCGTGGCCGGGAATATGTACTGGAGGCGGGGACCGGGCCGGAGCGGATCGTGACGGAATGGTGGGGTGTTTTGGCCAACGGGCGCGGAAATAAGCCGGGGGGGGGCATGAGCACGCGGGATTATTTCAAGGTGCAGACCGGCGGGGCGACGTGGCTGTGGGTGTTCCGGGAATTGGAGTCGGGAAGTTGGTTTGTGCATGGCATCTGGGCGTGAAGGAAGAAGAACATGCCGGAACAGCCGATGCAGAAAATCAAACCACAGGTAGAGGTGAAAGCGGCACGGGCGAAGGGGCCGTATGCGGAATTGCAGGTGACGAGCAATTTTTCATTTCTGCGCGGGGGGAGCCATCCGGAGGAAATGGTGGCGCGGGGGGCGGAGCTCGGATGTGCGGCGGTTGCGGTCACAGACATCAATACCTTGGCGGGGATCGTGCGCGGGCATGCGGCGGCGAAGGAATTGGGCGTGGATTTTATCGTGGGGTGTCATCTGCAGGTGAAGGGGGCACTGGGGGTTTTGGCGAAAGGGGCGGAGGCGCCGCCGCTCTCGCTGCTGGTGTATCCGACGGATCGGGCGAGTTACGGCCGGCTCTGCCGGATGCTTACGTTCGGAAAGCGGCGGGCAGAAAAAGGGAAATGCGATCTGACGCTGCAGGATGTGGTGGATCATCAGGAGGGATTGCTGGCGGTGGTGCTGCCGCCGCCGCTTTTGACGGAGGACTTTGCGGGGATGCTCGGGACGTTGCGGGACATTTTCAACGGGGATCGTTTATCGCTGTCGGCGGCATGTTTGTATGACGGGCGGAACGAGGAGCGCCTGGGAGAATTGAGTGCGCTAGGCGGGCGATTCGGCGTGCCGCTGGTGGCGACAAATGATGTGCATTATCACGTGGCCGAACGGAAGCCGTTGCAGGATGTGCTGACGTGCATTCGCCTGGGCTGCACGGTGAGTCAGGCCGGCTTTGCGCTTTTTGCCAACAGCGAGCGGCATATGAAGGGGCCGGAGGAAATGGCCCGCCTGTTCCAGGATCATCCGGCGGCGGTGCGGCAGACGTTGGAAATTGCCGAGCGGGCTAAGGGCTTTTCGTTGAATCAATTGAAATACCAGTATCCGTCGGAAGTATGCCCGCCGGGGAAGAATATGATGGAGCATCTGATCGACCGCACATGGGAAGGGGCGAAGGGCCGGTATCCGGAGGCCGAGGGTGGCATCCCGGAAACGATAAAGAAGCGGCTGGCACACGAATTTGCGCTGATTCGTGACCTGGATTATCCGGCCTATTTTTTGACGGTGGATGACATCGTAGCCTTTGCGCGCTCGCAGGGGATTTTGTGCCAGGGACGCGGGGCGGCGGCGAATTCGGCGGTCTGCTATTGCCTGGGGATCACGTCGGTGGATCCGGCGCGGATTGATCTCCTGGTGGAGCGGTTCATCAGCAAGGAACGCAATGAGCCCCCGGACATCGATATAGATTTTGAACATGAGCGGCGGGAAGAGGTGATTCAGTACATCTATCAGAAGTATGGACGCGAGCGGGCGGCGCTCACGGCAGAGGTGATCTCCTATCGCCGGCGCAGCGCGGTGCGGGAAGTCGGCAAGGCACTGGGCCTTTCGCTGGATTGCGTGGATAAATTGGCGAAGTCCGGCGATTGGTGGGATGAGGGCGTAATCGATGAACCGCGCCTGCGGGAATTGGGGCTGGATCCGCGCGATATAACGATCCGGCAGGTGGTGACACTGGCCGGAGAACTGATCGGTTTTCCGCGGCATTTGTCGCAGCACGTCGGCGGGTTTGTGATGACCCAAGGCCCGCTGTGCGAGATGGTGCCGGTGGAAAATGCCGCGATGCCGGACCGCACGGTGATCGAGTGGGACAAAGACGACATCGACGAGATGGGGATGCTGAAGGTGGATGTGCTGGGGCTGGGGATGCTGACGTGTATACGGAAAGCGCTGGCGTTTGTGAACGAAGAGGAACTAAGGAACAAAGGAACTAAGGAACTAAGGGAAAAAGGCGATAAATCTATTAATTCCTCCGTTCCTCAGTTCCTTAATTCTTTTTATCAGGAGACCGTGTATGGAGCGCAAGCAGCCCAGGAACCCCGTCAAGACATATCGCGATCTGATCGCTTGGCAAAAGGCGATGGAACTGGCGCGACAGCTTTACCGGGCAACCGCGAAAATGCCAGCGGAGGAGCGGTTTGGTCTGACCAATCAGATGCGGCGGGCAGCGGTGTCGATTCCCTCCAACATTGCGGAGGGCAACGCGCGCCAGAGTCTGCCGGATTACCTGAAATTTTTGAGAATTGCACGGGGATCGCTGGCAGAATTGCAAACGCAGATCGAGCTGGCAGTGGGATTGGAAATGATGGCAACCACGTCACTGCTGTCGACATTGCTGGTGGAAGTGGATCGGGTCCTGCAGTTTTTGATCATGGGGTTGGAAAAAAAGAGGGACGGCGGAGACAGGAACACGGGGAGGAACTGAGGAACAAAGGAACAAAGGGAAAAAGGGAAAAAGAACCCGCTTCCCTTAGTGCCTTAGTTCCTCAGTGCCTTAGTTCCTTTTCTTCACGCCCTCTTCAATTCCATACGATTCCCGCCGAAGACCCCGCCGTTTACGACATGCTGTGCCTCGCGGATTCCATCGGCGTTTTTCAGGTGGAGTCGCGGGCGCAGATGACGATGTTGCCGCGATTGAAGCCGCGGAATTATTACGACCTGGTGATTGAGGTGGCGATTGTGCGGCCGGGGCCGATCCAGGGGGGAATGGTGCATCCGTATCTGCGGCGGCGAAATGGGCTGGAGAAAGTGGACTATCCCAGCGAGGGAGTGCGAAGCGTTTTGGAGCGGACGCTGGGGGTGCCGTTGTTTCAGGAGCAGGCGATGCGACTCGTGATGGTGGCGGCTGGATTTTCGGCGGGCGAGGCGGATCAGCTCCGCCGCGCGATGGCAGCGTGGAAGCGTAAGGGGCATCTGATTGAAAAGTTCACGGGGAAGATTTTGAGCGGCATGGCGGCGAATGGCTACACGCGAGAATTTGCCGAGAAGGTGGTGCGGCAGATTCGGGGGTTTGCGGATTATGGGTTTCCTGAATCGCATGCGGCGTCGTTTGCACATCTGGTGTATGTCTCGGCGTGGCTCAAAAAGCATCATCCGGCGGCGTTTGCGGCGGCGCTGATCAACAGCCAGCCGATGGGGTTTTATCAGCCGGCGCAGATCGTGCGGGATGCGGCGGAGCATGGCGTCGAGGTGCGGGCGGTGGATGTGAATGCAAGCGGCTGGGATTGCACGCTCGAACCGGCGAAAAAAGAGGGCGGGCGGCCGGCGCTGCGGCTGGGGATGCGGCTGGTGGCCGGGGCGCGGGAAAAGGAGATTGAGAAGATCACGGCAGCGGTGAAAGTGCATGGCGGGTTTGAATCGGTGACCGGGTTGTGGCGGGCAAGCGGGGTTAGCGTCGCGAGTTTGAGAAAGCTGGCGATGGCGGATGGGTTTAATTCGATGGGGCTGGATCGGCAGCAGGCGTTGTGGGCGGTGGGACGATTACGAGATGAGGCGTTGCCGATGTTTGAGGCGTGCGATCGGGATGAGCTGCCCGCGGACCTGCCGGAGGTGCCGGAGGTGATGCGGGTGATTCATGATTATTCAGCGATCGGGTTGTCGCTCAAGGCACATCCGATTTCCTTTGCTCGCCAGCGGCTGACGGAATGCGGCGTGACGCGGGCGGGGGAACTCTCGGATGAAAAGAAATGGCCCCATGGAAAACATATTTGCGTCGCGGGCCTGGCGCTGGTGCGGCAGCGGCCGGGAACGGCCAGCGGGATCATGTTTATGACGATTGAGGATGAAACAGGCGTGGCGAACCTGGTGATCCGGCCGCCGGTGTATGAAAAGTATCGCCGGGCGATCCGTCTCTCGACAGCGGTGGTGGCATGGGGAAAGGTGGAGCGCGAAGGGCAGGTGGTGCATGTGCTGGTGGAACGCGCGGCAAATCTGGGGGAGGTGACCAGCGGGACGCAGACCGGGCTCAAGGTGCATTCACGGGATTTTCATTAAGCGTGGAGGAGGCGCTTTGCCTGGTGCGGAACATCGGCGAGACGCCGATGCCACGATGGCGATGAGGGCTACGGAGGCGAGGAGGCAGACGTTGAGGGCGAGCATGTATTCGCGGCCGTCGGGGCCGAAGAGCCATTTGGCGAGGTCGGAGGTCAGGAGCATGCAGATCGCGGCGATGATCAGGGCGATTGCCGCGTGGCGGCGGACGCGGGGTGACGAAGCGGGATCGCTTTGGATCATGGCGACGGCGGCGAGGGGAATCAGGAGGGTGACGTAATGGGCGACGAGGGTCCAGGAGGAAGCCCAGAGCATGAAGCAGGCGAGGGCGGCGGATTCGAAGAGGAAGCGACGGG